AAAGAGATCGGGGGAAGCTAGGTTGTCGTAAACGTTGATTTGCATGGTTATCGGCCACGCTGAGTTCAAAGTGCAACTCAACGGCGGGCTCCTCTGCGTTATAGGGGTGGGTGTGATGCGCCAAGTAACTAGGAAAGATCAGGAGCATTCCTGATGCTGGGTAGATCAATTCCGATCGCAAGCCTTCCCACGGCAAGTTCTTAAAACCGAATGGCCCACTCGGATTGACCAGCACAAAGGCTCCGGAGTAGTCGCTGCGCGAGGGATCCGGTTGCGCCTGGGTGCTTAGGATGAACACCGCAGACAAATCCGTATCCTCGCAGTGCAATGGCAAGCACTGACCCCGCTTGACCACCACCTCGCGTCCTGTCATTTCGCTCACACTGCAGCCGTATTCCTGCGCTACAACACTCTCGATCAGCCGGATGACTGGATCAAATGCAGGCATCAGATGCAGACTTTCTCGCGTGCCACGCGACCAAGGCATACCGTGAGGATTGGTGTGTTCATGCAAGGCCAGCGCCTGAATACACATCGTCGTCATCAATTCAGGATCAAAGGAGTGCATTCCAACGTACACCCGCGCGCCAAACAGCTCCTTAGTCACGGATCTGGATGGACGCATCAGAGGCTCCGCTGAAATACTTGAACCCAGCCTTGACGCGAGCCGAATCTCCCGCATTCAATCCCAGCGCTATAAACGCAACGTTGGCCTGTCCATTGACGGTTTTAATTCGAGTCTTTGGCAGGTAACCATTGATTACCTCCAGAAATATCTCCGCATCGCGCTCAAGGGGCTGGTCGTTGGCATCTACAACCTGCAAATGCACATCGACTTGTCCGTTAGCTGTGCAACTCGCAGGGGCAGACACTTGAACACCAGGCAGCAAGATCAACTCGCGCACCTGGGCGCTGGCTGAATAGTCTGTGCGCTCAATGTCCGACGCATCTACCCCAAGTACCACGCAATCGCCTTTGTTCACATCGGGGTTGATGTTTACGGTCACTGCGCACTCCTCGAACAACGAGTCTGCAAACGGAACCACGAACCCTACGGATAGGTTGTTCTGATAAGTCGTTCGCGACAGTTCGGGGGCAGACATCTTGGTTGCCATCGAGTATGTATAGAGTGGGATCGGATCGGTAAAGGATCGAACGTCCCATCGGAAAGTCAGATGCCAAGCTTGACGATCTGCCCAACCGGTGCTTTTTTTGAGCAACTCATAGTCAAACTCACTGACTGCGATGACCTTGTAAAACTTCTCGCCGCTTTGCAGGACAGATTCGTCATCGGGCAATGGCTCGCTGGGGTTGGGCGAGAAAACAATGCACATCTCCACTCCGACATGCTTCCTGGCCGAATCCACAGAAACACGCACGACGTGATCAGGTGAACTGGCATAGGCGGGGGGGCGGGTGATATAGACCTTCATCTCACCTCCTCAGCAGCAGCCACAGCAAGCGCAGTTGCAATTGCAGTTGGTTCGGCAATTGAATGCACCGCAATTGCAATTCCGATACCAGCGGTGGTATTCCGATCCGCCAATTTCATTGGCCGCCTCGTAGTACCCGTCGTAGTTGAACCCTACAGACACCGCATTGAAAACCTGGCTCGTACCGCCTGCTCCGTCATAGCTTCCCCAGTTGGCGCAATTGCCGGTAGGAACACCACTGACGCCCCAAGTCCACCAGTTGCCATTTGGCGGGTTCCAATTGCCATTACCGGCACAGTTGCCGTTAGGCAGATAGCCGTTGCAATTGCTTGCACGGTCGTCGTAGTACTGGCTCGAACGGTTCATCTCACCGATGTCCTGACCATCGCCCATCTTGTAGCCCGTGTTGCGAGCATCGTCGCCTGTCACACTGCTCTTGATAAGGGCTCCGTTGGTCATCGTAATGGAACCTGTCATGGTTCCACCAGCCTTGTCCAACTTGCCGTTCAGCTCAGTTTGCAGGGCATCATCCAACCCCGCTTTGGGGATGCGCGTAATCGCCATGATTTCTCCTAGTTAGATGTAACGCACCACAATCCGCGCGCTGGCGGTTGGTGCCGATGTGAATCGCAAAGTCGCCCCGGAATTGACCAGGACGTAGGCATCGAGCGAGTCCTGGACCACGTAATTGACCGTCACGATCAATTTATGGACGCTGGATGCTGCTGTGCTCAGACTGAAATCCGTAGCCGAACCGTTGCCTGTAAAGACCTGCGGAGCGACGTTGGATCCGCCCGCCGCAGCGGCATATCCCTGCGCCTGGCTCATGTAGCTCTGAGCCTGGGTAGCCGAGGCGGCTGAAGCCGTTGCAGAGTTCGCTGATGCAGTAGCACTACCCGCCGAAGCCGTTGCCGAGTTCGCCGCGCTGGTTGCTTGCTGACTTGCGGTGGCAGCATTGGCAGCGATGGACTGCGCGTAGTACTTGGCTGAATACTCGGTCGATCCAGAAACAGGGCCTGACGTCTTGTTTGCCCACTCTTCGGCTGCGGCTGCGCCAGACTGCGCCTCCTTGTCCAGGTAACGCACGCTGATGACCACCCCGTTGGCCGGAGCTGAGGTGAAACGCAATGTCGTGGTCGCCGGTGTGATGTATGCGTCCAGAGGCGCTTGTGGCACCCCAGCCACCGTCACCATGAGTGCGCCCGGGTATCCGACAGGTCGGCTGATCGTGAAATCAGTTTTGACGCCATCGCCTGTGAACACATCGGCTGGAATGACCGTATTGGCAGTCACCGCTGCTGCAGATCCTGCTGCTTGTCCTGCCCAGTACTTGGCCGAGAAGCCGCTTCCGTCAACCGTGCCAGTCGTCTTTTGCGCCCAGTCAGCAGCCAAGGTTGCTTGCGTCTGAGACGCAGTCAGAGAACTTGCTGCGCTGGCGGCACTGCCAGAAGCAGCAGTGGCCGAATTAGCAGCTGCCAACGCACTGGTCGAAGCCTCTGCCGCTTTTATGCTGGCAGTTGCCGCCGATCCAGACGCAGAACTGGCTGAACTCGACGCGTTGGCAGCGCTAGTGCTGGCATTGCTGGCCGAGGTGGCTGCAGCACTGGCACTATTGCCTGCATCCGAAGCCTTGGTACTGGCCGTTGTTGCAGAACCTGCCGCTGCCGTGGCAGACGATGCCGCGCTGGTAGCTGAACTTGCCGCCGCGACTGCTTGGGCAGATGCCGTACTCGCCGACGATGCAGCATTGGTGGCCGACGTCGCTGCATCAGAAGCCTTGCTTGATGCCGCAGTGGCCGAAGATGCCGCCGCTGTTGCACTCGTTGCAGCGTCTGTCGCCTTTTGAGAGGCGGTAGCTGCTGAGGCAGAAATCGACTGTGCGTAGTATTTCGCAGAGTAGTCGCTGCCACTGACCGGTGCCGACGTCTTGGTTGCCCAGTCCTGAGCCACGGTGGCACTGCTGGCCGCACTTGTTGCTGAGCCTGCTGCCGCTGATGCGCTGTTGCCTGCATCCGTGGCTTTACTGGACGCCGTAGTGGCCGAAGTAGATGCCCCGCTGGCACTGGTTGCCGCACTGGTGGCCGATGCGCTTGCATCTGTCGCTTTGGTACTGGCTGTTGTTGCCGAGGATGCAGCGTTGGTTGCCGAAGTTGCAGCATCTGCAGCTTTGGTCGTGGCGGTAGTTGCCGAGCCCGCCGCCGCAGTCGCGCTCCCAGATGCGGCTGATGCAGAACCTGCAGCAGACGTGGCACTCGCGGCAGCAGCCTGCGCATGGTATTTCGCCGAATATTCGGTCGACCCCGATACAACACCACTTGTCTTGGTGGCCCATTCTTGAGCAGCTGCTGCGCCAGACTGTGACTCTTTGTCCAAATATCGAACACTGATCGCCACGCCGTTGGTCGGTGCCGAGACAAAGCGCAGAGTCGTTGTGGTCGGGACTGAATAGGCATCGATGGGGGCCTGAGGCACACCAGCCACTGTCACCATCAACGCGCCGGGGTACGCCACTGGATGTGAGAGAGTGAAGTCTGTCTTGACGCCATCACCAGTGAACACATCCGCCGGAATCACCGTATTGGTGGTGACCACGGCTGCAGAATTTGCCGCCTGACCCGCCCAGTACTTAGCCGAATAACCGGCACCATCGACTGTGGTCGTGGTCTTTTGCGCCCAATCGGATGCCAAGGTGGCTTGCGCCTGCGCAGCAGTCAACGCAGTTTGCGCGTCCGCTGCTTTATTGGTGGCCGTGAGTGCCGAGGCAGATGCGGAGCTGGCACTTACAGCTGCATCGGTTGCCTTTTGAGAGGCAGTGCTCGCTGAGGTCGAAGCAGCAGTCGCAGAACCAGCCGCATTAGCGGCACTCGTCGCAGCATTGGTGGCAGACGCTGCTGCTGCCGTCTTGCTGCTACTGGCATCACTGGCCTTGGTGCTGGCAGTCGCCGCCGATGTGGCCGCCGCATTAGCGGAGCTGGCAGCACTGGTCGCGGAGTCAGTGGCTGCCGTTGCTTTGGTGCTGGCTGTCGTCGCAGAGCTTGCGGCATTGCTGGCCGATTGCGCGGCGCTGGTGGCTTGCTGAGTTGCAGTGGCAACCTGATTGGTCAGATCTTGTCGGGAAGCATCAAGCTGGGTCTGCACTCCATGAATGACGTTGGCCACACTTTTGACCTGACCACCTTGCGTGGTGACGGTTGTCTGATCATCCCCGTGGACGATCTGATGGAGTAAGCCTGCATCCCCCTCGATCGTTCCCACAGCTTGATCGAGCCGGGTCTTGAGGGTCATGATTGATTTCCTTAGTGTCTATGGCTACCAGTAGTCCGATGCCACGATGGTTTGATTGAGCCAGGCATGTAGGCGATCCCCCAGCGCGATGGCATCTGGTCCAAGTACTGCGGCCACCAGAACCTCATCCGGACTTAGCCGAGGAAAGTCTTGCACCTCTAGTTGCGCTTTCACCTGCCACCTGTTTCCCGCTAAAAGCTCGGTGTCCCATGGCGCAATGAATCGCGCTTGAACTGCCTGAACGCCCAACCCAGCCGTGAGTGGCATCGCAAACCACAGCACCCCTTGATTGAGCACATGCATCCACCAAGCATCAAAGACTGCGAACGCCTCTTGCGAGAAGCGCCACTCTGAGCGAACCCGGTAGAGCGTGCTGGTAGATCGCAATCGCATCCGAGCAGCCCCTGAATCGATGTCGGTTCGAATGGCGTTTGACTGCGGGGCCAACCCATATCCCTCAATACGAGGCAACGGCAAGGTGTCCGGCCATACGGGAATCCCCGCCGGTAAGGTCACATCACTCATCGCAAGGCTCCTACTGCGGGATTGAGGCCATAACGTCGTTCCAGAGTGGGCGCTATACCCACACCTTGATTGATAGATCGACTCATGCGTGCTTCGATCTGCTCAACCATCACATCCAGGCGGGTGGTTCCGTCTGGCTGCTGGCTGGTCTGAACTCGGGCATCCACCCCTGGTGCGTGGTTGTTGACATTGACCAGCACCTTGACTGGCGACGGATTGTTTTTAGCCAGTGCGCCTCCCAGCGATCGAAGCTGACCAGGCGTGAATACCGCCTCGCCAGGCTGAGCAATGATGGGTACTTCGCCCGCCACCACTCCACCGGTATGAAACCGCTGCGCTCCATCAAAGTGATGCAGTCCGACTGATCGAGTTGCCAGTACATCACTGCCAATCAATCCACCGGTGTGAGCCACCATCGTTCCGCCTGACATCAGGTCAGTGGCACCAGCAGGGAATGCCCCACCAATTCCGTTACCGCCACTGGAACCACCAAACAAATTCAGTCCACTCATCCAACCGGCCAGAGGCAAGGTGATCATTTTTTGGATCTGGATGCGTACCAGGTCCGCGATGATCGAGTTGGCCAAGCTGTTGAAGTCCACCTTGCCGGTCGTTACAAACTGGACCATCGCGTCCTCCATGCCTTTGAAGGCGGAGGTCACGGCACGTTCAGCCTGCTTGGCCGCATTGGTCGCGTCCTCAATGTAGGTGCGCAGAGAGCTCCGAAGGCCATAGTCAAAGCTGCGCTGGTATTCCACGTTGGCCCGAGCGAGCTGCTCGACGATCGGCAACTGCCGCGCCAAGGCATCGTTGATCGCAGCGATGGCCTCGGCTTTGAGCCCGGGATCGTTGATTTGCTCGGCCTGGCGTAATGCCATGACTGCGGCCTTTTCCATCTCGAAGCGAGTCTGCAAGGCAGCCCGCTCGATCTCGCCAACGTCCAGAAGCTGACGCTTGAGCTGCAACTCTTCCTGCTTGAGGCGGTTGTTGCCAATGTAGTTCTCGGTGATTTGATGGGCCTTTTGTAGCTCCTTCTCGTACTCCTCGAACTTTTTGTCGGCCTCCTTTTGCTTCTCCATACGCTCGATCATGTCGATGTACTTTTCGGCCTCCTTGACCACCCCCGCATATCCCTTGCGTTCCAGCTCCAAAGCTCGCGCTCTGAGTTCAGCGCCTTCACCTTGAGTCACTCGCGTCGCACGCTGCTCAAGTTGCTTCAAGAACTGCAAGCCCTCGTTGTTCTTCTCAAACCCTGTTAGATCTAATCCACTTGGCCGCTTACGAGGCATCTTGGGAAGGAATTCGTCATAGATTTTCTGGACCTGCGCGGCTTGCTCGGCAGTATCCAGAACAAACCTCTGACCCATGACTCGAACAGTGCGTCGCTGTTCATCAAAGAACTTTTCGATACGGTTGACGTACCCAGGGTTGTCATTGAGATTCATCAATCGATCGTTGGCGGCCTCCACAAATCGATCGCGAGCTGCTTGCAGTTTGGCTATTTCAGCGTTGATTTGCCCCTCGTCATAACCCATCGACTTCATGGGTCGAAGAAGATCTGTCTTGATCCAAGTCTCGACGTCCTTGGCGACGACAGACAAACTGTCAAACGGTTGGCTGATCACGCGCTTGGCAAGCACAGCCGACTCGGCGATGAACCCAAGACCAGTCGCGACCTCCTCAAGGAAGGTCAGGACTTGCTGACGGTTGTGCGTGATCGCTTGCAACTCACTCGTGAATCCTCCGGCCTCGGTTTTGGCCAGGAACATCTGCTCCGTCAGGTCAGCCAGGATCGGCAGCAACGCGGATCCGATTTGGCGCTGAACGCCTTCGTTGACCGCGTGCAAGCGCTTCATGTTGTCGTTGAACTCCTCTGCAGCGCGTGCTGCATCAGCAGACATGACCAGGCCGAGGCGCTTGGCCTCTTCCATCATTTCAGTCAGCCCATCGCGCCCTTGGTTGAGCATGGGAATCATGTCCAGTCCGTTCTTGCCGAACAGCTTGACAGCCAGGGCTGCCTTTTCTGCACTGTCAGGCATGGCCGCGAATTTCTCAGCCAGGTCCAACAGCACCTGCTCCGTCGGACGAATCTGCCCTTGTGCATCCAGCGCCGAGACTCCGAATGCCTTGAGCGCCGCGCTGCCTTCCCCACCCTTGACTTTGGCGTCGAACATGGCAGTCGAGAGGAATTTGAGCGCCTTGGTCAGGCTCTCAGCGCTCACATCCGACAACTCTGAGGCATACAGCAACGCCGACAAGGCCTCGACTGAGACTGCGGTTTTCTGGGAAAGCTTGTTGAGCTCTTCGCCAACTTCAGCGACCGGAACAACCAGTTGATGCATGCCGTAACCGACCGCAGCAACAGATGCACCCACGATTAGTCCTGCGGGACCAAGGCGACCGAGTACGCTGCCCAGCATCCCGAGACGGGAAGTGGCGTCCTCCATGCGCACGAAAGCGTCGTTGGCCGCTTTGGACAACAGGTTCAGACCAGCCGATGCTGGTTGCGATGCAGACTCGATTTTCTTGAGAGAACGCTCTCCGGCCTCACCCACGTCTGCCAGTTCGGCTTTGACTTTTCCGCCATCAATGACAGCGAGTCGAATCGATAGGTTGCGTTCAGCCATGTGGAATATCCGGAGATGGTTTGTTCAATGCTTGCGTCAGGCCCGCCTCTACGGCAGGAAAAAAATGGGTCATGGCAGCGGGGTCTGCATCCAGTGCCTGGCTGGCGGAAAGCCACGCATTGAAGTCCATGCCCAGCACTGCGCCTTGAACTGCCCGCACTTGGGAGGAACAGACATCCAGAACTGCGAGGGCTTGCCAGCCCTCTTCAGTCCGAGGTGAATTCACCAGGTACGGACACTCAGGACAGGTCGCCTCGCATGCCCCGCAGTACGTTGATCCACCACCAAAGTGCCATTCGGTGCGGGCCTTTAGCCGTTTTTTTCGGCATCCAAGAGATAGAGCGCTGCCAGGTACTCACGTTCGAAGGCATCAGCCACAGGCCAAAGCTCCATGAGCGCAGCGATGCCGTCCGGCGTGACGGCTGCGGCTTTGCCTTTGTCGTCGCCCACGCCCTCCCAAGCCAAGATGGCAGCCTTGGCCAACTCGGTAATCAAGGTTGCAGTGCGCTCTCCGGCTGCCGCGTGGTCCTTGCCATCGATGAGGGCTGCAGCATGGCGCGCCGCCATGACCAGTGCAGTGGTTGCAGGTTTGACCTTGATGCGCACGCCTTGGACCAGGTCGAGCCAATACGGCTCACGTTTCAGATTGAGTTTGAGCATGATTGCCTCTTAAATTCAGTACGCAACCACGTCATTGACGAGTTGCACGGTCAGCATGTGCCCAGCCGCAGTGTTCTTGGCAGCCTGCCAGTCGAAGGTGGCCTGGATGCCTCCGGGACCAGAGATCGAAAGCTTGGGCTTGGGTAGGTAGACCTCATGCGCAATAAAGGTCAAGCTCTTGGTGGCGTCAATGACATAGCTGAAGGTCAACTCGAGCGGGGTGTTGTTAGTCGCAGCATCGATCAATTCCGTGTCTGCGAAGCGAACCTCCAAGTTGCCCGTCAAGCTGGCCACTGTGGGGTCCGCCCCTTCAATCTTTCCGTCGGAGCGAATGGTTTCAATGCGTGCCAGATTGTTTGAATAGGTCAACTGCGCTGCGACCACGTTACCCAAGGCTTGGCCATTCTTTTTGATCGAACCCTGGAACTGGTTGAAGCGAGTGATCGGCAAGGTCGTGGGTGTGGCGTCTGCGCTGGCAGTACGCTTGACTTCGCCTTGAGCAATCAAACCCAAAGTGGCGTCCGCTGCACCAGAGCGGGCAAATTTCACTTGCAGCGAGTTGGCCATCACACCAGAGGCCAGGAAGTACGCCGGAATGTCCGGCAGTCCCGTCTCCAGTGAGAGGCTCGGCAGCCCTGAGTTGCCAGATACAAAAGTGTGAGTGTGCGCGGTATCTCCAAGGCTCACAGGACTTCCAAGCAGGGCTTTGAGCCACATGCCGATATTGCGAAGATCGATGGGAATAACGATGTCACCCTCGACCTTGATCACGTCACGGATGGGCGCACTCGGGTCTCGCCCCAGGCCAATCAGATCGTTGGCAATCAAGCCCTGTTCTGAGCCCAAGGTGGTGGAGACAAAAGGAATTTTTCCAAAGTCTCCAGTCGGTGTAGTTCCATAGGTGGGTTCAAACGCAGCCAATAGGCTGGCGTTCGCGCCATAAGCACGAGCCATGGTGAATCTCCAAGTGGTTAAGGTTTGTGTTGCGATCAGGCCAAGGGATGGCTGCTCGCGTAATGCATCACCACATCCAGCGTGCAGGCCTTGATGCCCACAGACCCATCTGGGGTGACGTCTTCAAATTTGGGCGGCATCACTTCGGCATGGTCGATCTGTCCAGCCAAAGTCGGATCCGCCAAGATCAAGGTGCCAAGCGCCTGAAGCAGCTCGTCCATGCGTGCGTCTCTGGCAGATGCTTCGGGATGCGCGACATAGATTTCGATGCTTGCAGCGTGCTCCCAAAGGTAGGTCACAGGCGACAAGGTGACATCGACCTGCGTCATGTCACCATCGCGCAGGAACACCATCGCGTGTTCACTGAGCCGCTCAGGCAAGGATGAATTTCTGCGTATGGCATTGGGCTGCAAGGGAAGTCCGTCCAACAGCGTGAACAAGGCCCCCAGTGCCGCTTCTCGTTGGCTTGCTTTCATCGTCATTTCATTTGTCCGAGCGTTCTTCTGGCCACGACTGCGTGACCAACACCATCAGCCGGTCTTGCCACCGTTGAGCGGCACTGGCGATGTCGAATTTCTTCTTGAGTTGGGCTTGCGGCACCAGCAAAAAAATGGGGACTGTGGTGAGCCCCCGTCCTGATTTCTGAGCAGAGGCAGATGCCGCCGCAAAGCCGCCGCGTTTGCCTGTTTTGGCTCGAAAGTTGTCCGCCACCAGCAGTGACGGTTTTCCAGAGCGATAGACAAAGCGCAGTCGTTGACCACGCATGCGCTCCCAAAGGCCTGGCGTCATTCGTTTGCCGCGAGGCCCATTGCCTGCCGCAGGGAGCGGGATGGCGAGCCAGAACCCGTTCTTAGAACGTATCAACGCGCCTTGGTCATGCGCCGCGACGACAACAGGAGCGCGGCTGTAAACAAGCCCTGCCGATCCGAGACTGGGGCGTCCCTTCGGGTACACCTCCCCCCGCCATGTATTGGCCAGGCGCGAGCCCAGGCCAGACCCTTCGATTTGCGAGCGCAACTCACCCTTGAGCCCTTGTGTCGCCTCTCTAACGCCGGTGGTCACCGCCACCCGCGCCGAGGTCAATTCCTGCTCCATCATCTTGGAGAGGTCGCCCTGAAGAGCAGCCAGAAGTCGAACGCTCATGCTCAGCTCGCCGTCGGGGAATAGTCAGGCAAGGGATAGGCACTCACAGTCCAGATCAAGCGATCACGATCGACAAGCGCATCGCCTTGAATGACATAGATGACACCCCGCCACGTCAGACGATCGCCCTCTTGAGGTCGGGTGATATCTGCCGCTTGCAAGTCAAAACGATTCGAGGTCACCGCAAGGTGCGACTGGCCAAACTCTTGTACCGAATCCGGTGCCTTACTGATAACCTTGAGCTCGATGGTCTCCCCGGTCACAGTGCTGTACTGCGCCGGGGATCCCAAACTTGCAAACAGCCGTTTGACACCCAGTGCAAACGGATCGCGGGACATCAGCTGGCCAAAAGCTTGACCAAGAGCCCCGGGCGATGGCACATCGGCAACGGATTGCTCTGCGTATGCAGATCCGTGCCGCGACCAAATTCTCGAGGTTCTTGCTTGGCGTACAGGGGCTGCCCCAGCGTATTGACCGTCTCATTGAAGTCAGCCGGTGCAAAGTACGTGGCAAAAGTGTCCAAGGTGCCCTCGGGGAAGGCATGGCCTTCGCCAGAAGCAATGAACTTGCGCACATTGCCATCCACATCGGAGGCCTGGCCCAGATACTCCTCGAAGGTGACGCCCGCAAAGGTAAAGCCTGTGCGTTGGTCTGCACGCAGCGCCAGGCTCTCCTGGTACCACTGATACGCCTTGACCACATTGGGGTGGGCCGTCAGCAGATCGAAGAACTCCGGCGAGACCAGTACGCGAACGCCGGTCATGTACTCGCCCTTTAGGTTGAGTTCAAGGTATCGCTTGAGATCCAGGCACTTTTTCTTGACATCGGTTTTTTCGTTGTTGAGCGCGAAGTTGAATTCCTTGGGCTCAATACCGAACTCATCGAAGAGGTTGTAGAGAACCGAGCCGTCCGCATCCAGAATCACGCCCTTGAGTGCGCCCATGCGCAAATGCTCCAGCGTGATGGCGTGCTTGTTGCGCATCGACTGCAGATGCTCGGTCATCACGTTTGCGATGGTATCGGTGTCGGTCTCAGACCCAAAGGCGCGCAGACCTTGAACCTCTTCTGGCAGCACCACATCGTCGTGCGGAATGTGCGGGATGATGAACGAGCGCAGAGTACGGCGACCGCGCTTTCCCACCGTGCCAGGCGCACCTACGGGCAGTGTGGGCAGCAGGTTCAGAACGCCGTTTCGCTCTTCCACCGCAATCTGACGAAAGCGCACAGGGCGAGCAGGCATCAAGTTGAGCTGATCGAGTTTGCCGAATTGGTTGGGCAGGATATTGATGGCAGCAGTAAGCGCCGTCATCGAAAACGCAGGGGACTGGAAAGGGTTGTTCATTGCTTAGACTCCTTGACGAACGAGGATGCCGATCGCTTCGAGTTGAGCGATAGCTGCGGTTTTTTCTTCCGTGGTGATGGCAGCGGGCCAGATCAGCGCGTGATCGGCCACGATGGCTTGACGCGAAACAATCAGGCCGTTGTTTTTTTCTGCGGCACTGGCATCGATGCTTTGCAGCACCACGCCAGCGGCGACTTCTGAACCATCGGTCGCAGAAGGGTCGAGGGCTTTGACTTTTTGCGTCGCACTCACTCGGCCAATCACGGTCCCGAGCTTCAAGTTCTGCCCGGACACCACCGTGACCTGGTCGCGGGAGTAGAGGTTTTCTTCCTCGTACTTGAGCACGTCGCCCAAGGTGAGGTCGTTGGTAATTGCAGTCATCAGGTTCTCCTATTAACGGTGGTTGAGTTGCGCTGCGTCACGCTGGCTTTGAGCGCGCTGCTTCGCTGCTCGAACGACAGGGCTGTCTTCGGGCTTGGTTTGGGCTTGTGTTCCTGCCTCGGGCAAGATGCGACTGGAGATTTCGGGGGATCCAGAGGCCTTGGCCGCCAGAAGCTCCTTGCGCGCCTGGTCAACCGAAACACCGCGCTCAATCAGGCCCGCTGTCATCTCGGACTTCCC